CGCCAGCAGGTGGATTTCACCCTGGGCACCGCCACCACCAACGTCCAGAGCAAGATCCGCGAGGTGCTGCGCAAGGTGGAGACCGAACTGAAGGGCGAGACCATGACCAGCGTGCTGGCCCTGGTCAGCCCGGAATTCTTCGACAAGCTGATCGGCCACGCCAAGGTCGAGCAGGCATACCAATATTTCTCCTCGACCGGCGCCCAGCCGCTGCGGGAAGATGTCCGCCGCCGCTTTCCCTTCGCCGGCATGGTGTTCGAGGAATACAGCGCCACCGTCACCCTCTCCACCGGCCAGACCGAAACCCTGATCCCGGCCGGCGAGGGCATCGCTTTCCCCTTGGGCACCATGGACACCTTCGTCACCTATGGCGCCCCGGCCAACCTGATCGAGACGGTCAACACCCTGGGCGTGCCCATGTATGCCCGGCAGTTGGCCCGTCAAGACGGCAGTGCCATCGACGTAAAGACGGAGGCGTCCATCCTGCCGGTGAACAAGCGCCCGCGTCTGGCGGTTCGACTGTTCTCGGGCAATTGATCGTGACCGCATTCGAGGCGGCCCTCGACGACCTGTTCGTCGATCCGAACCTGGCCGTCACCGTCAGCTACCAGGGCCGCCCCATCCGTGCCCTGGTGCGGCGGCCCGACCGCGAGGTGGAATTCTCGGACATCACCGTGCAGACCAGCACGGCGATCTTCGAGATCCGGCGGAAAGAGGTCGTCAGTCCGGCGGCAGGGGACGTGATCGTCCATGACGGCGACAGCTTCGTCGTCCAGGGTGAACCCCGCCTCGATGCCGAACGGCTGGTGTGGACGATCAGCGTGAGGCCAACATGAAACTGGCGGCAGCCCTTTCCGGCGATCTGCGCAAGATCATGGCCGAGGAGGTCAAGGCTGCCGAAGACGCCGTCACCGCCGGGATGCGCCAAGCTGCCGACGGGCTGAAGGCGGATCTCCGCCGTCAGGTCACCGAAGCGGGCATGGGCCAGCGCCTCGCCAATACCTGGCGGGCCGAGCTGTATCCCAAGGGCCAAAAGAGCATCAAACCGGCGGGCTTCGTCTTCACCAGGGCACCGACCATCATCCGGGCCTTCGACCAGGGGGCGGTGATCAAATCCAAGCATGGCTTCTGGCTGGCGATCCCCACACCCGCCGCCGGAACCGGCGCCCGAGGCAAACGCATGACGCCCGGCCTATGGGAACAGATGCACGGCAGCCGCCTGCGATTCATCTATCGCCGGGGCGCTCCCTCGCTGCTGGTGGCCGAGAACATGCGGGCCCGCACCGGCAAGCGGGGCGGTTTCGCCAAAGGCAGCGCCTCGGCGCTCCGCTCCGGGCGTGGGATGACCAGTGTGGTGATGTTTATCCTGGTGCCGCAGGTGAGCTTGAAGAAGCGCCTCGACGTGGACGGCGCTGCCGAGCGCTGGGGTTCGGCCCTACCGGAGCTGATCGTCAGGAATTGGCGGGATGATGGTGCACCGTAACCGGCGACACAGCAGGAACCAGCGTGACGGAAATCCGTGTGCCGACAGCATGGGCATATTTTTCCAGCGTACGCAGATTCGGCGGATTGCGGCCACTCTCGATTCGAGCCACTACCGACTGCGTGGTTCCCATGCGCTCCGCGACTTCGGCCTGGGTCAGGCCGGCATTGGAACGAGCCTCGATCAGCGCCCGCGCCAAAGTGAACTCCGGTGCCAGAGCATCGTATTCCGCCCGGAAGGCGGGATCTCTCATCCATTCGTCCTTGAGGCTATCGAACGGGATGGTCATGGCTCCAACTCCTTAGCCCGCTGAAGGGCCAACTCAAGTGCGTACGGCTGCGTCTTCTGGGTTTTCTTGACGAAAGCATGGACGATCACGATTCGCCGTTCATGCGCCAAAACGTAAATCGCACGAGCGATCCCGTCCTTGCCCTGCATGCGCATTTCCCACAGCTTGTCGCGCAACGGCTTAACGTGGGGTTCCCGCATCCTCTGCGGACCAAGCGCCACCATCATGTCGAGGATGTGGGTCAGCTTGGCCCGGATATCCACCGGCAGGGCGGTGACCTCGGCCTTGACCGTCTCGTTCAGAATTTCGACACGCCACTCCATATCCCGACAATATCGCATTGGTGCGATATTGAGCAACAGGTAAGGTTGCTCCGAGGGATATCAAGGGGCTGAGGAACCTACGTCATGCCCTCCGTCCGCGAACAGATCCTTGCCGCCCTACTGGCGCGGCTGGAAACGGTGCCCGGTGCCACGGTCAAACGGGAAACGCCGTTGCCGGAAACGGTCCCCTCCGGTGGATTGATCATCCTGCGCGACGGTGATCCTGGCGACCCGGAGGTGGTGCTGTCGCCGGTCACCTATCTCTGGGAACACCAGACCGAAATCGAGGTGATCCTCCAGCGCGGCCAGGACGATGACAGTGCGGCACTGGACACCCTGCTGATGGCGGTCGGGCAAGCCCTTGCCGCCGACCGTTCTCTTGGCGGTCTGGCTGAAGGACTGGATTGGGGTGCCCCCAAGACTTCCGGTCTTGCCATCGACGGAGCTGCCGCCCTGCGGGGCGCCACGGTGCCGATCACCATCCATTACGGCTCCAGCGACCCGCTGGGCTGAGCCACACCTTATATATGGGAGTCCCCCATGGCGAAAACTCGGGCCTACGGCGCCGACTGTGTCCTGCTGGCCGTCTTCGAGGCGAGTTACGGTGTGCTTCCGGCCGACGGCTACGGACGGCTGTCGTTCAAGGAATCCAGCCTGGGGGCCGAGCGTCCGCTGGGCTACGACCCGCTGTTGGGCCAGGGCCGTGACGCCCAGGACCCGTTCTATGAAGCGGTCAAGGATGAGGGCGACATCGGCGTGCCGCTGGATGTGCGGGCGCTGGGGTTCTGGCTGAAGGGCCTGTTCGGCGCCCCAGCCACCGCCGATAACGGCGACGGAACCTTCGACCATATCTTCGCCTCGGGCGGCACGCTGCCCAGCCTCGCCATGGAGATCGGCCATGCCCAACTGGCGGTGCCGAAGTTCTTCCGCCATGGTGGGGCCAAGCTGGACAAGCTGTCCTTCGATATGGCCCGGTCAGGCGCCGCCAATGCCAGCATCGGTGTGATTGCCCAGGGCGAAACCGAAGCCTCTGCTACCATTGATGCCAGTCCGGCCAGCTTCGCTCTGAAGCGGTTCAGCCAGGGCAGCGGCGCCATCCGGGTCGGCGGCGGCCAACTGGCCAATGTGGTGGGCGGCAAGCTGTCGTTTTCGAACAATCTGGAGCGGGTCGAGACCATCCGTGCCGACGGGCTGATCGACGGCGTCGACGAGACCGAGGCCACCGCCGAAGGCTCGGTGGACATCCGCTTCGGCACCGATACCACGCTCACCGCCGCCATCGCCGCCGAAAGCCCGGTGGCGATGGCATACGGCTTCACCATTCCCGGCTCGGCCTTTGCCCTGACCTTCCATCTGCCCCGCGTGTTCCTGCCCAAGAAAAAGCAGGAGATCAAAGGCCCTGGCGGTATCCAGGCCAGCTACGACTGGCGGGCGGCCCGTGATCCGGTGGCGGGGTATCTGCTCCGCGTCACCCTGGTCAACGACGTGGCGGGGTATTGATCATGATCAGGCTCACCATCCCCAAGGAACCCTACTGGATCGATCTGCCCCACGGGGTAAAGGTCTTCGTTCGTCCCCTGACCACGGCGGTGTACGAGGCCGCCCGTGCCCGGGGCTGGCGCATGGCCCGCGCCATCGCCGCCGAGCATGCCGATCTCAAAGCCGCCGGGGCCGATATCACCGGCCTTCCGGATCTGTCCGACGAGGACGCCCTGGCCGGGCTGTCGCAAATGCTGTTCGCCCAAGGTTTGGCCCGTTCCGCCATCACCAAGTGGGAAGGCGTGCTGGACGGCAACGATCAGCCCGCCGAGATTACCGATGCCACCATCGCCGAATTGATGCAGTTGCCCCGCATGGCCGAGTCCTTCGTCGTCCAATACACCGAAACCCATGAAGCGGTCATCGCCGAGGGAAACGTCTCCAGGCCCGCGCCGAATGGCACTTCGGCGGCGGGCCTGACTACTGCCGAGGCTGCGGCGGAAACTGCGACTGCCCCTATGACCGCAACGCCCCCCTGACCGAATCCGGCTGGCAAGCCTGGGAATTGCTGACCGGGGCCATCGGCGCCAGATCAAGCGTCTCGCCGCATTGAGCGCACCACAGGCGAGCGACGGTGCGTGGGCCGCTGATGTCGCGAAGCTGAACAACGCCGTAGCTGAGGGGACGGGTCTTCATCGACATGCCCCCCAGCAGCGGTCCTGCCACGAGCAGGGCGAATGCCAGCCGCCCGCCGTCTTGCCACCACGGCAGACCACGGAGGTGCGTTCGGCGGCGACACGGGGCAGCAATTCCTGGGCGTCGCTGGCCCGCACCACCTGGAATGCGCGGTCGCTCATGGTCTGGGCCAGGGCGGCGTCGAAAGGCACCAGCTCGCAGTGGATTTCCCAGGTGTCGCGATTGAGCGCGGTGAACAGCGCCGGGGCCGGCAGATCCATATAGGCCTGATAGAGGGCAAGCTGGGCGGCATAGACCGGCTTGGACAGCACCACGCTGCGCTTGACCACGTCCTTCCACGACGACATGCCCAGCGCCTTGTTCTCCCACAGGGCGGGATAGTCCAGGGCCACCGGGCCGCCAACCAGGCAGCCGTCGATGTGGCCCTTGAAGCGGCCGTTCAGCACCGAGAACCCGAACTGCCGCCCATCGCGACGTTCCGTGCGCAGATCGAACCCGGCGGCCCGCAGCCATGCCGCCACCACGTCTTCGCCGCGGTGTCCGGCTTCGAAGATGCGGAGCGTCTTGGGTTCGAAATCCCGCCCCTCGTCCTTGGGCACGGCGAGATAGTCGTACTGGATCTGGCGCAGGCATTCCCGACCGATGCCCGAGGTGCTGACATACTGGCGGACGGCCTGTGCCCGGTTGCGGGCCACCAAGGCGGCATCGATGGCGGTGTTGACCGCGACGGTGATGCCGGGATCGCGGGTGGGCCCCAGGTACTGGCAGCCGGAGCCGTGGTTGAGATCAAGCATGGCGGGCCTCAGAATGGGATTTCGTCGTCGAACGGGGTGCCGGTGCGTTCCTTCACTCCGGCCTGCCGTTGCATGGACTCGACGTAGCCGGTTACGGCGGCCTCGATCAGCCGGTCGATGTCGGCGGCTGTGCGGTGGAGGAATGGTTCCATCAGGCCCAGCGCCGTCAGCGCCTCGGCGAACGGGTGGCGGGCGTCCTTGATGGCCTGGGTTTCGCGGGCGGTCTTGTCGATCATGCCGTTATGGTCCCTTGCGATCTCTGCGCCGACCTGCTGGCAGCGGCGCGAGCAGAAGCGGTGGAACGGGTATTCGTCATGGCGCAGGCGGTGGACGTAGCCGAAGCCTTTGAGAAAATCGAATACCGGCTTGAGGAGCGTGGCTATCCCGGCGTTCCTGCCGACGGTATCCAGGCAGTCTGCCGGGAGCTGAAGACTGGCCAGGAGCTGGCGCAATTGTTTTCGGACGGGGCGGACTAGATGATGGAAGCACTTTCGCGGAACCCGTTCGCGGTCCAGACACCAGAGCATTTGGCTGCTGACGACGTGATCTCGCTTTTTGTCAGCGAGCTGACCGACTACTGGCAGATCCTCAACCAAAGCCACACACTGATCTACGGGCCACGCGGGGCCGGCAAAAGTATGATCTTCCGGTTCATGGAGCCGGACTGCCAAGTGAAGAGTGAGGGGAAGGGCTTCCGAGATCTGCCGTACTATGCCGCTTACGTCCCCATCAAGGAGACGGAGCTGAACCTTTCCGAGTTCTTCCGGCTTGAGGAGGCGCGGCACGCCCCGTTGGTCCTGAATGAGCACCTAATGGTCGCGAATGTCGCCTCGAAGCTGTTCAACACCATCCTGGTCAGGGCGCCCCTGGCGGAGATGACTGGGCCAGAGGTTAATGAACTCAGGGAATTTTACTCCGGCTTCCTCGCCTCTGCCCTGTCGCGCGCGGGCTGGGCCGGCGAATTGCCACCGGCCGGGCCGGATACGCCCGCGGCCAAATTTATCGAAGAGATTGCTTCGGCCTTCGACGCGATCTACGCCGAGGGCAACTCCTACCTGCGGCGCGTGGCGTTTGTCCGAGAGCCACTTCCTTACAACGGCGCCCTGTTCGGCTACATGGACTTCATTGCTCCGGTTGTAAAGCGGCTGGCGGCGCTGTCTTTCATGCCGAAGGGGCCCATCTACCTGCTAATCGACGACGCCGACAACCTCAGCGAATCTCAGACCCTTGTCCTGAATTCGTGGGTGTCAAGCCGAACCACTGGGTACCTCTGCCTGAAGATCTCGACGCAGACGTTGGATTACAAGACGTATAAGACGCCCAACGGGAAGCGGATCGACGCTCCGCACGATTACAGCGAAGTCCATATCTGCGACATCTACACGACCAAGAAGGACACTTACCGGGCCCGTGTCCATAAAATCGTCGGGCGGCGGTTAGCCATCTGCGGCATAGAAGCGACGCCCGAGGAGTTTTTCCCTGAGGACAAGGAGCAGGAGGAGGAGATCGCTAGGATTGCGGGGCGACTCAAGGCTGACTTCGCGGTGTCCGGGCGCGGTGCCAAGCCTTCCGACGACTCCTTGCGCTATGCACGACCTGACTTCATTAAGGCCTTGGCGGGCCCAAGGAAGGCGGGCTCGTCGTACAACTACGCTGGCTTCAGCCAGCTCGTGCATGTCTCCTCCGGCGTTATCCGGCACTTTTTGGACGCGGCGTCCCTGATGTTCGGCGAGACACAGTCCCTTGGCGAGGGGAAGGGCATTCGCGATATCCCGCCAGCGATCCAGAACAAGACCGTCAGAGAGATGGCTGACAACCTCCTCTTCTCGAACTTCACCACCATCGAGCGCGACGAAGCCAAGACCGAAGAAGGGCGTGACAATGTCAGGAAGCTAAGGAACCTTATCCAGGCCCTCGGAGGCATGTTCTACCAGATCCTGGTCTCGGACGCCGCCGAGAGGCGGGTTTTCAGCATCGCCTTCAGTGATGGCCCGAGCGACGAGGTCCTTGAGGTTCTGAATCTCGGCGTCAAGTATGGCTACTTTCACCAGTCGTCCATAGGAAACAAGGAAGGGACGGGGCGGGTGCCGCTGTATATCATGAGCAGAAGGCTGGCCCCTGCATTCAAACTCGACCCAACCAGCTTTGCGGGATACAAATTCGTGCGGAACTCGGCTGTGCTGGAAGCCATTCACAGGCCCAAAGCGCTGCTGAACAGAGTGAAGATTAAGGGGTTCGACGCAGTGATGGAATCCGGTTCCCAAGGGAATCTGTTCGAATGAGTACCGGTGGCAGAACGCCCCTGGACCAGCTTAGGCGGGCTCTTCCGGACGTCTTCGACCTGTTTATCTGCTCCGCCAGCTACGAGACGCGTTCGAAGGCGGCGCCCATGTCCCTTCCGCCGGACACCGTTGGGCGTGTGCTCGTTTGCGCCAACGACGACGTGCAGGGGGCCGGCAAGGCGCACGCCGCAGAGATCGCCAACCACTTCGGTCAACGGGCGACGCGCGTAAGACTGTCGAAATCCAACCCGGTTGGGATTGCTGACGCGATGATGGCCAATATCGGCACCGTCGCCGAAGGCGGGAGGCCTGTCCGGTGCGTCGTCGATATCTCCACATTCACGCACGAGGCCCTACTGATCCTTCTGCGCGTCCTCCAGTTCACCCTGCCAGCAAATTCCGAGGTCACCTACGTTTACACCCCGGCGAAGGAATACGACCCTGGCACGCCCACGGAGGCCAAATGGCTCAGCCGCGGGCTCGGAGGCGTCAGGTCGGTTCTCGGATATTCGGGCACCTGGCTACCCTCCAGAAAGATCCACCTCATCGTGCTGGTCGGCTTTGAAAGCGACAGGGCGCGGAAGCTGGTCGAGGCATATGAGCCGGACGCGCTGTCGCTAGGTATCGGCTGCGTTGGGCCGCTCAGTGCGACCCTGGAAGATGTCCGCAAGGTTTTTTACCAGGAGATCGCCGAAGCTTTTCCTCAGTATTCTGACTTTGAGTTCACCCCCGGTGATCCGTTTGCGGTCCGAGACGTCCTGCTCGCGCACATCGACAAGTTCCCCGGGCATAACACCGTGATCGCGCCGATGAACACCAAGATATCCACCATCGGGGCCGCGATGGCCGCCTTTGAGCGGGAAGACGTCCAACTCACATACGGTAGCGCTGGTATCTACAACACCGACAACTATTCTGTCGCCGAGGATCATTGCATGGTCTTCACCATTCCGTCGTTTCCCGTCTGAGACGCAATGCCATCCTCCGACGCGGTGAGTGACGATGGCTGTGGCACCCGATCGCTGCTCGTATCGCACCGTCACCCAGATAGCCGCACACCAATCGTTGACCGTCGATTCCACCCCCGGACTCCCACGCCCTCCAGTGGTAATGGCGAAAAGATCAACGGCTTTCAACTGCGCACCGCATTGATTCTAAACATAATTTAAAACCCGTACCTTTTCCTGGCGGTCAACAGCTTCCAGAGAAACTGGGCGGGAGAGAAGAAAAAGTGGGGAGAATTTGGCCCGCATCGAGTAACCAAGGTCAACAGATACAGGCCGAAAACGGCGCAGAGCCTTGGGCTTTCGCCCAAGGTTCTTTGCGTCAGAGAATCTATTCTTTGGAAGTAATGGCGGAGGGAAGGGGGTTGGTGGTGAACCTTCTCTCGTGGGAAATCAACGAGTTCGGTTGCCGTGCCACATCTTGATTTGACACCCATATGGTGGCATCATGCGGCGATGGAAAAGCGTCGGCCGACCTACGATCTCGATGCCGTCAAGGCCGCCCTCGGGTCGGTCGAGACGGTGGCGATCACGCGGACGGCCTTTTCCGATGCCTTGTCGCTGGGGTTCAACCGCTCCGGCATCGCGGCAGTGATCAATAGCATCCGGCGTCCGATGTTCTACAAGTCGATGACCACCTATGCCGATCACCGGACATGGCAGGATGTCTACCACGTCCCGGCGGGCGATCTGGTCCTGTACGTCAAATTCCAGGCCGACGTGGTGACCGAATTCCGGGTGATGTCGTTCAAGGAGAAGTGACCGTGGCCACCAAGATCCCAGACTTGCCGCCGACCATGCCCTGCCCGGAGACCGGCCAGACGCTGGCCCGCGACACCCGCCCGTTCACGGTGCGCTACAAGGGTGCCGAGATGGTGGTCGATCTGCCCGGCTATTATCCCGAGGGAGAGGGCGAGTCCGTGCATGTCGGCGCCGATATGGCCGCCGCCGACGCAGCGTTGCGGGCGTTGAAGGAACAGGTGGACGGCGTGCCGTCGCCCGCCACCATTCGCCGCATCCGCACCAAGCTGCGCCTCAGCCAGCGGGCGGCGGGAGCACTGTTCAAGGTCGGCCCCAGCGCCTTCGATAAGTACGAGCGGAGCATTGTTGAACCGAGCGGACCGACGATCCAACTGCTGAAGTTACTGGACCAGCACCCGGAATTGGTGGGGGAGTTGTGA